GTGGCTTGGCGGGTTGACCTCTCTGCGGAGGTCGAGAAATTCCTGAATGACCTCACGGAGGAGGAGTTCGAGAGGGTGGACGCTTGTATATCGCTGCTCGTGGAGTTCGGGCCCAACCTACCCCGGCCACATTCAGGCGAGATCAAAGGCTCTAAGCATCACAGCATGAAGGAACTCAGGATCAGGTACGGCGACGAGCACTTCCGCGTGCTGTATGCCTTTGATCCGCTTAGGCGTGCGTATCTGATGGTCGCTGCTGACAAAGCGCTCTACGACTTCGATGGCTTCTACACAAAGTTCATCCCGATTGCGGATGATATGTTCGACAAGCGCATTGCTGAATCAAAGACCCTGAAAGACGCCAAGGCCAAGAAACCCAAGGCCACCCAAGCAAAAGCAGGCAAGAAGGGGAAGAAAGTATGACGACTAGTTATAGAGACTACGTTAGTAAGCGGGGCAGCCAGAACTCCGAAGCGAGGCGCGCGGCACGAGCTGAAGCCTTGCTGAGCTTGCCGCTGGCTGCATTGCGCGAATGTGTTGGTGTTACCCAGGCAGCTGTCGCGATCTCACTTGGAAAGACGCAGGCTGCAGTTTCGAAGTTCGAAGCTCGAAATGACTTTCTTCTTTCAACGCTGGCCGAGCATGTAAAAGCACTCGGCGGCTCTCTGGACATCGCAATCCACATTGGCAATAAGGCATTCCGCCTTGTAGAGAAGTCAGACGACGACGTCGCCTACTTTGCCCTGGAGGAAAAGAAGGCATACAGGCCCTGCGAAATCGTGCAATTTGTTGCCGAAGAGAAGCGAAAGACGGTCCGTTTCCCTCACTTTGTTTGGCCGGAAGCGGCCATGAATGAGGGAAATTTCAACTCACGGACGGTTGTCGAACATTTGAACGAAGCGAACGATAATGAAATCCAGTCCGCTGCGGCTTGAGCAGCCTGAGTACCCTCAGATATCGGTTAGGGCGGTTCCTAGGATCGCCGACGAACTGATAGAACGCCCCTTGCCGGTCACTATTAAGGCGGGGGTTACGTATGATGCGGACGGCCGCCATTTTGGGCACCTGATGCTGCGCCAGCTAGACGATAGTTATCCTTACGTGGTGGAGATTGACGCTTTTTGCCTGTTCTCAATCGACGCCGAAGGGTGCAAAGCACTAAAGAGACCGTTCAATCCGTCGTCGGTCGCCGTCAACGTCATCAGCATCCTTTATTCTGGCGCACGGGAATTGCTCGCTTTTGTTACAGCGCGGACACCGTACGGCGCTGCACTTCTTGATACTTCAATCATCGAAGCATCCGACGTCGCAATTGGCTTTGAAGAAGACAAAGTAGCCGAAATACTTTCGAACATATTCGGCATGTCAGACGAGCAGATTACGGCGGCAATGGGCGTGCAGAGTGATCAAACGCCTGTCGCTAAGAGTAAGCAGCGGAAGAAGCGCGTAGTCAAGGAGTAGACGCGACTCGCAGCCCAAGTAGCGGATGCTCCACATGCGGTCTAGTTGTCGCCCGGCAGTTTCAGCGCTTCGCGTAGCCGCCGGGCCTGCTGCAGCTCTTTTGCCGAGCGCTTCGGCTGCGCGGGCTCTTCTTCCTTGGCCGTCAGCTGCTGCACGGCTTGTCGCAGTGGCACCCCCGCCAAAATCCGGACCGCACACCACCGCTCGGCATAGCGCTTTCCTTGGCTCACGCTGGACGCCCGGACCTCCTTGTCCTCCCAGAGCTTCCTGCATGCCAGGACGACACGGACCCCGTGGGAATCAGGCTGCACGCTGGCGATCTGACGATTTCCCCACCACAGACCCCAGTGGTCGCCATGTTGCACCCAGCCCCGAGGCTGACGGGCGGTCTTGAAGCCAGCGAAGTCGCAGGGCCGGAGCATGGGCGCAGGATACGGACTGGGGTCTCAGATTCCGCGACCGGCCGTCAGGGCGATGCAAAGGTTCCAGCGGGCTGTTGCTGAGGCGCCCCATCACCAGGGCTGAGCCGCCTGCGGCTTCTGAATCCCGGTCAGTGAGGGTGTTTCAGCCCTGAATCTTAACGCCCATTCAGTTAAAGTGAAGGTCCACGCGCTGCGGCGGTGCGACGCTAACTTTCGAAAGGACTCTGCGATGGCCAATACCGGGCTTTTTTACTTATACGACGTCGTGAGCGATCGGGGCGAAGGGATTGGAGACAACAGCACTGGGATCAAGGAAGTGCGCGCCGAATGCATGGCCTGCCGAACGGCTTTCACCGCGTCGGGCCCGCCTACTCTCGTCAATATCCCCGGCGGAGGTGTGATGCTGCAGTGCCCTAATTGCACCGTACACCAAGCGATAGCAGCCGCAAGGTTCGCAGAGTTCGCTGAGCGGTTTCCGAAAGGCACATCCGCTAAACCATCCAACGTTAGGCCTCTCGCATTGGACAAGAAACCTGGCTTGTCTTAAGAGAGAGCCGGCGCTCACCTAGCAGGAAAGGCGATCACCACTCGTGGCTATAACTCCAAGGATCTGCCTAGCTACGGTCTCCGCTGTCACCAGAGCCCCTGCACAAGAAGATGCCTTCCAGTTCAGCGTCTTCTCCGCTATGCCCTCAACACTGATGGATAGCAATGTCCAGTCATCATCGCCGTCGCACCTCAGCTCCACTGAGTATTCATGGCCTTCAATGGAGAGCTGAACTCTGTAGGCACCGTCATGCGTGGATTGATGCGTCATCGGCTACGCCCTTTGTGCCTTCGGCTACAGTCTGCACATCCCATAGGTGGCCATCAAGCCCTCGCAGAAAGGACTGGTGCCTATTCCGCATCTTGCCCACCGCCGGGCACCCGCCTGTGGGAAGACACCAGCCCACTGCTCGATCCCGACAACCTGGGCACGTTCACCGTGATCACTGGCGACAGCAGCGGCGTGTCGGCCGACATCCACGACCGCATGCCGGTGTGGCTGACGGCCGGCCAGGCCGATGAATGGCTGGCGGCAGAGCCTGACGATGCTCTTGGCCAGCGAGCCGCCAGCGATGGAGGCCTATCACGCCAGCGGCTCGTTGAACACGCCGAACTATTCTCGAGCGCGTTTGCGTCGCCTCCATGCACGCTCCACCACCGCTGCTAGCGCCAAGAAACAGGCAAACACCAATGCGGCTTCCAGCAGATGCACGAGCAACTTCATGTCAGGGGCCTCGAAAAAGAAACGCATCTACCTCACGATCGATGCCGTTGTGCCCCTGCGCACAGCGCTTAATGTAGTTCAGCTCGCCACCGCTCAAACGTGAGCGCCATCACTTTAATGGCCTGTTGTGCCCGAGAAGCCACCGATCACACTCAATCATGGCCGCCGTCACTGTCGCCGCGACTGACATCTGGCCTGTCAGTTGAGTCAGCTAGCCGCAAGTGCGAGACACGCCATCCGCCGTGAGACGTGAACCGGCCACTATCGCCAGTAGCCGCGTACCTAGCAGCAACAAACGCAGCTTTGCCACGGCCCACGTGCCAACCCCTCACTTTGGCGTACGCATACTTGTACCGGGCAATCAACATTTCCACACCTTGAAGCGTCGTAGGGTCTGGTCGAGCATAGGTGAGCTGAGACTCGTGAGACTGTATCGGAGCTAACTTCGGTCAATAATTTGACGCACAGCGCAGCACAGCGGTTAGCTGAGTTCCCTCGAACCTCCCGCTTTGCCTAGGGCAGCGACACCTTGTACTGAAACACTACGTTGAGCCTGACATTGCCCACGGAATCGTGGAAGCCGCCGTCATTGAGCAGGAACAGCGTGCGCGAGGTCTTGTCGTAGTAGAACCCTTCAGGCGCCAGCGCGTCGTTCAACGGCCCCCACTTCGCCGCTTCCGCGTTGGCTACCAGGTCATAGACCCTGATGTTTGCCCGGACGCCGTTCGCCCCGTACTGGTAGAACAGCCGGCCGTCGATCATTTGGAAGTGGTCGGGGTTGTTGGCCAAGGTGATCGTGGAAAGGATGCGAGTGGCAGCAGCAGGATCGGCATCGATGCAGTGCACGGTGGTGCCGATGTTGCTGCCCACCCACAGGGCGCCGCGGCCCGTGCCACGCGAAGCATCGAATGCCAGCGCGTTGGGGTTGAACCCAGCCAAGCCGAGATCGGCCATTACAATGCGATCGGCCACGATCTCCTGTCCCGCCTGCGCGCCATAGATGACGTAGTTCCGGATCGTCCCGTTCTCCGAGCACGCGGCCCACACGGTCGCGCTCGCCGCCAACGTATCGCACGCAACGCCCTGCAGGCTGGCACCGGTGTAGCCGCAGGGGATCTTCATCAGGATGCGGCTGTGCTGCGGATCGGTGATCAGGATCTCGCCTTCGTTCGGGCTCCCGTCTCCTTCGCGCAGCCGGCCGTCGTTGCCGTTGGCAAAGCAGCCCTTGAACCCGCCCGATGGAATAGGCGAAATTCCGGTGCCGGTGAACCCAGGCACCGCCCGGCCGGGCGTTGAGTCCGGCAGTACCCTGTAGGTCTGCCAGTCGTTGCTCGTCAGGTCCTGCGATGCCATCTTCGACTCGAGCCCGGCCAGTGATCCCGCCATCGGCACCGCGCTGATCCGCTCGACCTCGACCGTGCCGGCGTTGCGCTGGGCGGCCCACACGGTGCCCAGCGGAATTCCGACCACCGAGACGGTGGCCTCCTGGCCGGTTGGCGAGATGGCCGTGACGCTACCGGTGTTGTCAGCACGCGTGACCACCCGAACACGCACTTGCTGCCCCACGCTGAAGGCCATTGAGGCATCAACGCCGCCAGCCACAACACCGTTGCTGCTGTTCAGCACCCCAACGAACCCGTTGGTCAGGTACGCGAAGACCAAGCGCGTCGCCGGATCGTCACCGATCGCGATCAGCGCCCCGCCGGCGCCGCTGGTGACGGTGGCCACCGCTTCGTACTCCATGGACCCGAGCGGCTGCCGCGACATGCCGATCTTTGCCAGGTAGATGCCGGTCGCCGTGAGGGTCATCCGCAGCTTTCCGCCGGAGAGCAGCCAGCGCTGCGTCGACGCGGCGCCGGTCGTGGCCGCATACAGGCCGTCAACATTCTCGGCACGGAAGCCGACCGCGAAAGCGCTACCCGCCTTGTTCATCGAGTCCACCAGTTGTTTCGGGTCTTCCGCCGGGACGTGCTGCACCTGGAAACGGCTGATCGTGCCGGTGTCGCCCAGCGCCGACCGGCGCCACACGGCCCACACGGCGCCGAGGGGGATGCCCGCGAGGTTCAGGCGCAGGATCGCGCCAGACGGATGCGTCGCCACTGCCCACCCCGAGCCGTCTGGCTTGACGCCCAGCTCAACGCGAGCGACCTGGCCGGCGGTGAACGCCATCCCGGCGTCGCTCACCGTCTGCCCGCTCACCACTGCGCCTACTGCGTCCACCAGTGACAGCGCCCCGGCGTTGTTGTACCAGACGCCACGGAAGGCTCCCTGGCTGTCGCCGAAGCCGATGAAAGGTCCGTAGGTCCCGGCCGCCATCGCATCCATCTGCACCTCCGCGGTGATGAGCACGGTCATGTCCTGGTAACGCCGCTGACCGGTGCTGAACACACGGATGAAGCTGCTGGGCCCAACGGGAGCGATTGCGAGCTGGCCCGATGAGACGCTGAAAGGCAGGTTGGCCGGCGTGACCAAGTCCTGGCCGAACGGGCCGTAGACCTGGCCAGCCACAAAGCCGTTGCGGTGCAGAAAGTCGATGGTACGGGGGTTCGCAGCAGCGGCATCCAGCTTGTTGAGCAGGAGATCGGCCCGCAGGAACGCCCAGCTGCTGCCGTTCCACCGATACTGCCCAGCACCCGCCCCGTTCGAGACGAAGGCGCCCTGTCCCTCGTAGGTCCCGACCAGTGCCTGGAGATCGGCCAGCGTGTCGGCATAGATCGCACTGGTCTGCTGACCGGCCTTCAACGCCTCGACCTCGACGGGGAGGCCCGATGCATCGATCTGATCATCGACGAAGGCCACAAGCACGTCGGCGGGCGCCTGCGCATTGCGTCCACCCTCAAGCACTGCCAGCTTCGTTGCCGCACCGATCGCGCTGATTTCCTGATACTGGCTTAGCTCTTTCTCTGCCACGATTTACCCCTTTCCGATGAGTTGATAGCCGTCATGGCCCAGCAGCGGCGCGCCGTCGTTGCCGACCAGCAGCTGCAGATAGTTGGAGGTCTCGAACTCGAACGGGTCGTCGGGCTCGTAGGTGCGGAACTCCAGGGCTACGCCGGCGGCCGACGGCACCCACTGACCTACGTTCCCGAGGAAGTAGTCGTCCTCCGTCGCCTTGCGGCCGATGTGCACCCGGATTCGCGCATTCCCCAAGTCTTCGACCGCGATCCGATCCACGGCGAACAGCACACGCAGAGCGCCTTCGATCTGGGCCGCAGTACCGAAACCGCTGTCCACCAGCACCTTCCAGCGCAACAGCCGTCGATAGTTCTCGTCGTCGAGGGTGGATCCGCCGGTGAACAGGCCCGCGCCCACCCGATACATGGGGAACTCGCCGAACCCACCGATATTCGGCTGCCCCTGAAAGCCGAAATGCCAGATGGCCCGCGTGTTTGTGATGCGGCGCGGTCGGTCCAGCAGATCCCCGAGTCCGTCCAGTTGGGCCCCGACAGCGGCATCTAGCCACCGATCGTCGCGCAGCTGCTTCAATGCCCCCTGCACCGTCGTGAAGGGTTGCAGCAGCGCCATGACCACCGACCGGAGCCGCGGCGAGTCCTTGAACTGCGCGGTCCAGTTGGACCAGGCAATGCGTCCATGGTCCTGGTCAAGATCCATTGCTCACCTCGACCCGGCTGGCATCAAACATTGCGCGCTGCTGCGGCTGGACGGTGATGTTGGCCGCGTGGTAGGCGCCAGGCGCCGGCGCGATCGCCGGATCCGTGGACGTGGCGAAGGTCAGATTGGCGTAGGCCACCCCCGGGACCGAGTAGACGGCCCTGAAGAACGACTGCCACACAACGTCATCGCCGATCTCAAGCTGACCACCGAACGCCGCCAGACCCTCCTCGATGTCGACCAGCCCGGCATCGGGAAAGGCCTGCTCGCTGGGGTCAAGCAATGTGATGGCCGCCTTGATCCAGACATAGACGGGCACAGGTCGATCAAACCGCACCACGGTCTGGAGGCCGAGGGCACCGGTGACGGGCACTGCGAAAGCACCGTGCGTGTCGATGCCGGCGGCCTTGGCATCGTAGATTGCCTGGGCGATCTCCACGTCCAGCCCGCCTTCGGCGATGACATGAACCGAGTGCGGCGGCCGGCGCGACATATCCGTGTAGTCACCAGTGTTTTCGTAGGCGACCACGTTGGTGACCCCTGCGGCCTTGGTCCGGACATGGGTGATGATCGCTCGCAGCGTGGCGCCGCCCAGCGCATACAGACCAGTGCCGTAGCGATTGCGAAGCGAGGAATCGCTCTCCGCGATCGCGCCCGAGGACGCCGGCGAGGGATTGGTCACTGCGGCCCAACCGCTGACCTCCGTCAGGATCTCAGTCAGCGTGTCCGGATCCGCTCCCAGGGTGGAAGGATTGAGGGATTCCGCCAGAGCCGGGCTACCGAGGCCGGTGACCCGCAGGTTTGGCGTAATGCCCAGTGGGAAGCCCGTTCCCGCCGGTGCGGTCAGCTGCAGCTCGGCGTCGGTGGCTACCACTGTAATAGTGGTATCCGTGATTGCGGCGGCCATGCCCAGGAGGATTTGCGTCGTGCTCTCGCCGATACCCGCCGCGTAGCTGTAGGGGATGCCATCGATGTAGATCGTGTAGGTGCCCGCCGCCGGCGCGCCGACCAGCCCGATCGTGGCACGCGCCGTGTTGGACCGGGTGATGCGCACCTCGTCGCCGAGTTGCCACACCTCCTGAGTCTCGACATTGCGGAGCTGCGAGCCAGCCGGAACCGTCGTGCCCCCCTCACCGAACAGCACCACATAACCGCGGGAGCTGGTCGCCCCTTCGCGGACAACGCCGGTCAGGGACACGGCATTGTCCAGATTCACGCCGCTGGCAGTGCTGGGGTACATGGCGCCGTAGACGCCCTCGGCCAGCTCCCAGACCGCTGCCTCGCGCTCAGCGAAGGTATCGATCAAGATGCCGAGCACGGAATCCGGCCGGGTCTCGATGTCACCGGGCAGGCCGGCCACCTGAAGATTGTTCCGCAGCGCCGCGATGATCTCCGGCCGAATGTCGGCCAGGCGCTTGCGGATGAAGCCGGCGGGTGTAACGCCGAAGTCGGCCATGAACTACTCCGAGAGATTGATGGTATCGGCCACAAGGCCCTCAAGGGTCGATGCCTCGAAGATGACCTGAAGCGCGCGATGCTCGCGGTCGATCGTCAGCTGCATAGTGTTGACCCGAGAGACGCCTGGCACGTCGTTGATCCTGCTGCGGAGCACCGCCTCGATCTCGGTTCGGCTGGGCCTCTTCACCAGGATCGATTCCAGGTAAGGCACGCCGAACGTGGTGTCGAGGAAGTACTCGCCCAGCCAGGTCAGCAGGGTCACCTTGATCTGCTGCTTGATCCGCGCGGCGCCGTCCACCAGAACAGCACTGGTCTTCTCGACCGCAAGGTCATGGCCCGCGTTGAGCTTGAGGTCCAGGGTCATTGCGCCGGCTTCCCTGACATGCCGGTTCCCGGCGTGACGTTGGTGGTGAGGTGGTTCATGAGGCTGACCCCGCCGCCCGTCACATCGCCGGTTGCTTCGAGCATGCCGTTGACGGTGATGTCAGCGTTGATCGTCAGGCCTGCTGGGGCGGTCACTTCGGCGGCGCCCTGCGTCGAGATCACCACGGTTCCATCGGGCGATATCGTGATGCTGGCCTGATCCAGACGGACCACGAGATTCACCGTGTCGACCGAACTACCTCCGGGCCGGCATACCGGCGTGGCAAAGGCGTCGGACAGGTCGAACATACGGGGATCACCAGGCGCGCCGTCCTTGCCCGAAAGCCAGTTCTCCAGAGCACGCTCCGAGAAGTGCAGGAGGACGTCATCCCCGGCGCCCAGGGGCACGGAGATGATGGCCTTGCCGCCCATGCCGCGCGGGAAGCAGACCGGCACGCTCACAATCTGCGGCGCCGGCAAGTCGTCTCCCGATGCGAGAGCCTTGCTCAGAGAGGGCTGCACGACCGCCGCGCGGCCGTCGAAGCTGACGATCTTGCCCGGCAAGCACGTATGCACATCTGCCAGCTCGGTGGCGATCAGTCTGCGGATATCGCTGGCCTGGCTCATCCCACACGCTCCACAAGATGCATTTCGGTCGTCCAGTCGCCGCCCTGGTAATCCCCGTTGTGGGACACCGACTCGACACGCCACAGGCCTTGAACCTGCCGGCTGTCCATCTGGACGCGGTCGCCCGGGTTGATCCACGGCAGCAGCAGCGATCGCACTCGCCAGCCGTCGCGGCGCTGACGTTCGGACACGATCGTCGCCGCCACACTTCGGTCCTTCTTCTTTTTCCTTTTGGCCGTGCCCGGCTCGGCGCTGGCGTCCATCTCCCGAGCGGATTCGCGGACACGATCGGGTGAGCCGATCAGCCCCGAATCTGCGCGCAGCACGACCACAGAGCGCTCCGTGGTCCCGCGAACGGCAACGACCTGCAGGGTCTGGTTCTGGACCGACCACTCGACCCCAGACCCTCGGCACAGCTTGTGCAGTGCCTGGCGTGCCGGGCCATAGAAGCTGAAGCCGTGATCCCAGGTCCTCGACTGCAAGGACCGCGGCATGTTCAGGACGAGTCCCATCTGGAGCGCCACGGCTTCGATGATGGTCGCCGAGTTGGCTCCCGCCCCATAGCTCAAGCTGACCGCGCTGTCCCGCAGCTCGCCGTAGCCATCCACCACAGCCAGCTCGGTGACCACGTCAGGCGTGTCAAACCGGGTAAACGAGTCAACCAACGTACCCGCAGCGAGCAAGATTCCGCCGCTCTCCTCCTCGTACCCGGCATACAGGTACGCCCGGAGGTCCGGCTTCTCCAAGGCCGCGCGGGTCGATTCCTTGAGGTTGTAGATCCGGATCGAATGAACGTTCGGATCCTCCTTCGAGTCCTTGGTGACATCGAACTGAATCTGCATCGGCGGCTGGATGGTGATGCCCTGCCCTCCGGCCGGGCCAACGACGAGGCGGAAGGTGCGACGGAAACGAGCCATCAGCGCCGCCCTCCCTTGATTGCCGACACTTCCGCCTCGGTCATGTAGATCAGGCTTGCCTTCCCCGTGAGAAAGCCGTCGCGCGGGATGGTGCTGTCGTCGCCCGGCAGCAGAGCCATCAGCTCTCCCGGCGGTACATTTAGGTGGTGGAAGCGCGCAAGCAGCGGCACGTTCGGCACGACGATGACCCCGGCCACCAGCGTCTCCTGGTTGTAGTTCTGGATCTCCATGACCCAGAACGCGGCCTCACTGTTCCAGCTCAAGCGAACGAAGAAGGTCTCACCGTCCAGCTCAACTTCCAGCAGCTGGTCGTTTGCGTCGATCGTGGGGATGCTGAACATCACATCACCCCCGGGGGACGCACGCGCGGGCCGATGCCAAGCGTGGCGTTGACGTAGTCGGTAGCCGCCTGCTGTTGCTTCTCGCTAAGGTCTGCGGCATTGACCTTTCCGCCGCTGGTGCGGGTCGACCCAGCCTTGCCCTTGGCGTTGACAGCCGCCTTGTCCTCGGGAACCTTATCGGTCTGCAGCTGCGTCTTGAGGATCTTGCGGAAGTCGCACTCGACCGTGAAATGATCCCCTTCGTTGGTGCGCCCGATCCTGCACCGTTCCATCACCATGTCGGTGTAGTTGTCCATGCCGGTAGAGATGCTGATCGGCGTTCGAGCCTCATGCAGCTGCCGGAACACGTCCTTGGCCTGGATCAGCTTCTGCCAGCCGCCTGCACCATAGACCGTGATCTCAGCCGAGGTAACTTGTCCCGTGAGCGAGAGCTTCTCGGCGTCGCTGGAGACGTTGTCGGTGATGGTCCCGCCGTCCTCGACCGGGTATACGGTCGCGTAGCTGTCGAGGATGGTGTCCTCGCTCACAAGCGCATCCAGTTGCAGGGTGCCGATGACGGCGCGCGTCCCGAACACCGAATTGAACGTCAACGCGGTAAGCGACATGGTCAGTACCCGACTGCGAACCAGAACATCCCGGACCAGTTGGCCGAGGCGTCACCTGGTTTCTGGATGTAAGTTTGAAACTGGGTGGCCGAGGGGAGACCCACGATCTGGAGGAAAGCGTCAATCCCGGCATTACCCGCGGCGATTCGCTCCGACGTGACCACCGTCAGACATGCGCCGGGGAAAGGAATCGGGAACGTGATGGTCGGCCCCGGGCCCTCCGGCATGCCAGAGCTCGGGATGAACCGACCCCACTGAAGGATGAGGCTCTGCTGTCCGTTGTCCGTTCCGAGCCTCGCATATCCGTTCTCCGCCAGCGACAGCTCCGCCAGCTTCAAGAAGGTGCCCATGTCCAGGTTCGCGCGCGCCTGGCCGGCCGCCGTTGCGCCCGTCCCGCCCTTGGCGACAGGTAGCGTGCCCGGAACGTCACCAAGCGTGATGTCCAGCTGGTGACTGTGGCTTGTCCCGCCCGCTGAGTTCGAGGAGCTCGTCGTGATGGTGCTGGGCGTGCCCATGCTGATGACACGATCAGATCCGAACGTGCCGCCTCCGGTGAGCCCAGCGCCCGCGGTGAACTGCCGACTGGCAAAAACGAAGGAACCGAGGTCCGTACCATCTACCTGTGCCTTCAGCCCGGCGCTCCCGCCCCACCCGATATGAACCTTGTTGGAAGACTGGCCGGCGCCGCCGCCCTGCTGCACCGGAGTAAATCCGATGTTGAACTTTGAGTAGAGGGCGGCCCAGAGCGTGCCGGTATCGTCCGGCACGAGCGTCATGCCTGCCGCGTCGGTAACGCCCTTGATCTGACCGAACAACCATTGCTGGCGTTGCCCGTCCAGATGGTGCACTGCGTTGAACTGCTCCACCGCCGGCGGCGTCTGGCCAATGAAGTTCCACCCGACCTTGACCGCCTCCTGGCTGAGCGTGGCAACCGGACCATCACTCGCCCAGGTGAACGAGAAGCCGTCGAAAAAGGTCATGTCTGCCATGAGGATCCATCTGGCCTTGTGTAGTGGGTGCCGCGCTGGGAGGTAACCACCAGCGCGGCACCGGGTTAGAACGCTTCGACCGCAGTCGGAAGCTGATACTGGAAGCTGCTCAGAGCTTTGGAGGTCCCTCGCTGGGCGGCAGCGCCGTGGGCGGCAGCGTTGGACCCCGGGGGAACAGACAGGTTCACCGTGGCGTGGTTAGTCACGCTTGGCGGAACCATCTGCCACGTGCGGGGAGAGTTCATTGCTCCTGGCGGCATCCAATTTGCCGCTCCCGTGGTTTTTGAGCCTCGGCTGACTGTTCCACCCATCAGCATTTTCGCCACTTCTTCATTGGTGTACGAGTTGGCGATTCGATCCCATGCGGCCTTGAGGAAGTCTCCCGCGGGAAGATTTGTGGAAGCCTTCAGCCACTCTCCGCGCTTGACGTTCTCGGCGCCGACGCTATTCCCTTGGGCGGCAATTTCGTCGGGGGTAGGCAGTCCCAGCATCCCGAGTCCAGCGATCGCAAGCTCAGAAAGCCCAGCTACCAGCCCGAGCTTAGCCAGGAAGCCTGCAATACCGGTTGTGGCTGCTCCCGCCACACCTGGTAGTCCGCCGATAGCCCCACTGAGTATCCGAAGGCGAGTGGCAGCCAGGCTCGCGATCTGAAGAGCGATGATTGCTGTCTTAAGGGCGAGAATTCCAACTATTGTCAAGACAATTGCCGCAGCGAGCCCGCGGTTCTTATCTATCCAGTCAGCCACCTTCTGGACTGCGGGTGCCAGCGCCCGCGAGACAGCGGTAACGGCCGGCTGCAAGGCAGAGCCCAATGACTTCGAAAGATTATCGATGGCGATGTTGACTGACTTTAGCTGCTCTGCCTCAGTGCCAACCATCCTCTCAAAGTCGCGATCGGTCGTTCCGCTCGACTGCTGCAGCGACACCCGCTTGATACGCTGGTATTCGGAGTAGTTCTGCAACATCGGACGCAAGAAGTTCTGGACCTGCATGTCTTGGAACAGCTCGCCCAGCTTCTTCTGATCGCCACCGGTTGCCTTTGCGATAGCCTCAATCGCCGCTTCTACGGGATTTCTTCCGCCCTTCTGTGCATCAGTAACGACCTTGTAAAGGTCGAGGTTAAAGTTCTTCTCGGCCTTATTCAGTGTGTCAGGAGACAGAATCTTGGAAAGGAAATTTTGGAGATTCGTAGCTGCCTCATCGGCAGTGGCAGCGCCCTTTCGGGCGATCTCCAGGGATGCCGCCATCGTTGCAGCCGCTTCCGTTCCTTGCATCTTCAATGCCTGGAACTGGGACCCGAGCACGGGCAGAACGCGAGCCATATCCTTCAACTCGACATTACCTTCCTTGCCAGCGGTAGCCAGGATGTCAATCGCTTGCTGCAGTCCCGCAGGGTCGATCTTCAAGGCGTCCTGCAAAGTGAAGGCTGCCTGCGCAAGATCCTGAATATCTGCACCTGCCGCGGTCGTGGCCCGGCCGATCGTCCTGATGCTTTCCTGTGCTGTTTTCGCATCCATGCCCGCCGCAACCAAATAGCCAAGCGCGGCCTGAAGGTCATCAGCGTTCTGGTTGGTCGCCCGGGCCTGACTCAGGATCGTGTCGCGGAGTCCTGCTATCTCTTTTGGGCTCATCTCTGCTGTATTGCCAATCAGCTGGTTTTCACGATTGAACCTAGCTGCGTTCAGAGTTGGCCTTACCAGCAAGGCGTAGGCAGCAACGGTCGTCGCTGCCGCACTTCCTGCCAGTTTGCCGTTGAGCTTGGAAGCTCGGCTTTCGAGCTTGTTCAAAGATGCGGTAGCGTCCCTAGTTCCTTTCCTGACGCTTTCGCTGAAGTCACGGCCGAATTGCTTCGCCTTCGAAGACATCCGGTCGATGGCATACGCCGCCTTGCCAACTCCTCGCTCCAGTCGACCAGTAGTCGCTACTGAGCCGTTAAGAGCAGTGTTGAGCTTATTGTTTGCAGCCTTCGCTGCGGAGTTTATTTTTAGCTCCGCCTTTTTGTAGCCATCCACGTATTTCTTCAGGTTGCCATCCTTCAGCTCGTAACGCAGCTGAGTGACAAGTTCGCGCAAGGCCATGGCTACTTCCCGGTTGTCTTCGCCGCCACGGCTTCGGCCGCCTCGCGGGCGTCGATGAGGGCGTTGATCTTGATGAGGTCCATGAGGTCAACCGATCCCTGGTTGACCTCAGTCATGGTCACGTGCCCAGCCAGCACGGGACGGAAGATCATCAACTCTCGCTCGAGTTCCGGTTGGAACTTTCCAACTGGCCGCCCAGCTTCTCTTTCAGGCCCGGACCAGAGAGGCCGAGCCAGCGCCCCAAAGGGCCGGCGAAGTTCAGCTTGATGATGTGGAACAGCAGCTCCAGGATCTCGGCGAAGTCCTCGAACGCTTCATCCATGTTGGCCTTGGAGAGCTTTCGAGCGTCCTTGCCGTTCCTTTCGTAGGTGACCCGCTCCGAATCGATCAGGCGATCGCACCAGGCATCGAGCGCCTTGCCGTCCAGGGAGATCGAGAACGACTTGATGCCCGTGAGCAGTGCCTCCGGGTTGATGTCGCCCTCGTCCTGACTCGCCACCGCGGCAAGCACCCCGCCCAAGCTGGGGAGCAGGTCCTTCTGGAGGTCGCCGAAGATGCGCAGCGCATCGCGCGGCGCGAAGGTCTGGAGGTAGAACGTCGTGGTGCCGATCACCACTTCCTGGCGGGCCATCAGCGTGCGCCCCCGACGTGGTGGACGGCGTCGTTGGACGTCTCGATCACCCATTCACGGGTGCCGACGGTCGCGCCGAACTCCGAGTTCGGCTTCTTCACCACCCAGGAGGTGGCGTCGGCAATCACCGTCCGGCCGGTCAGGTCCGTGACGGCGAAGGGGAACACACCCTGCCCGTGCGAAGCGCGATCGAACGAATGCAGCGCCGACAGCGCGTCATTGCTCTTGCTCGTCTGCAGCAGCGTCAGAGTGATCTGCAGGGAACGGTTCTGGGACATCGAGCGAGCTTTCTCGCCGTTGGCGCCCACCACGGAGCTGATGCCGTCGCCCATCTCCTCCACGGAGATGAAGGTGTCCTCGGCATAGCCGGTGATGATGTGGGGACCGCAGGTGACGATCACCTGCGAGGAATCGTAGGTCTTGACGCCCATGGGCGGTGTCCTCAGATGCTGTAGGAAAGGGTGCCGGTGATGTCGGTCGTGTGGATGGCGCCGGCCAGGCGCGCCGAGAACTTGATGCCCTCCAGCAGTCGCTGCGACTTCACCCCATCACTGATCTCGGCCAGGCCCGGGTAGCTGACCTGATACGACGCCAGCACGCGGTCCTGGTCGTCCGTCTCTTCCGGGGCGATGCCGCCAGCGGTCACACCGGCGTCGAGCGCGGCGCGCAGGGCGGTCACGATGACCTGGATACCGGCACTCGTGTACGGGATCTTCCCGTCTGCCTTGACCAGAACATCGACGACACCCGTCTGGATGCGGTCCTTCAGCCAGTCACGGAATCGGATCACGTCGATCCATTCGCCGCTGGCGACGGTCCCGCGTTGGGTCAGCCCCAGATTGCGGAACTGTTCGAAGGTGTTCACGTTCTTGCTGTGGGCGATCTGCGCCTGCGACTCGGTCAGCGCATCCACCTTCACGCCGGTGAGGCGTACGTTGGCCCAGGTCTCGGAACCGGGGTCGTAGGTGAAACGATCGGCCGCGAGAGCGACCTCCAGCCACTCCGTGCCGGCATCGGCGTGATACCAGATTGCGGTGCGGTTGTAGTTCTGGGCCTTGAGCAGGCTGCCAATGTCGGTGGTGACATTGGTGAGGACCGTGGCATCGGACGAGCTGGCCAGCAGCAGCTTCTCGTTCGCTTCGGTCCAGGCCGCCGCAGCCAGGATGTCGGCATTCTCACGGCTGAGCAGGACGATGCCGTACCAGCCGCTATTGATCGCGTTGATCGCAATCAGCGCCTCGACGATGGTCTCGGCCGGGTCACCGTCCTCATCGACCGTGTGCCGGCCGATGTAGACCTGGTTGATTGCACGGGGCTGCTGGAACACCGTCTGCACGGCGGCATACAGCGGATCGGTGATCTCGACACCGTGGGTCAGCAGATCGTCGGCGGAAGTCACCAGGAACACCCGGTCCTCGGTGGCCGGCAGGGCCGCGAGGAACAGCAGGTCCGAGAACGACTGCTGATTGATCGAGGTGGTCGCCAGCGAGATCTCGACGTTGGCGATGCGGTTGATGGATGCCATTGCAGGTTGCTCCTGGGCATGAAAAGGGCCGCCCGGGGGCGGCTCGGAAAGGTGTTGGTGCTGTTGAGCCTCAGGGCTCCGCTGTAGCCTCGAACTGGTCCACCAGATCGCCGCCTCCGTTCTGGAGCGTCATGTCGCCTCGAACGGTCTTGATCAGCCCGACGTTCTCGTCGTGCTCCTTGGTGTAGCGAATGCCGATGTCCATCACTGCGCGGGGCTCGTACTTGCCGCCATCGCGCAGCACTGGCACGTTCTGGGCCGCGTCCGCAGCGTAGACAGCGAGATTGGCCGCGAGCGCAGCCGCGAGCATTCCCGGGCCTTTGAGACGCTGGCTGAGATCATCAAGTGCGTCGAAACCACCATCGCCGAAGCACTGAAGCTCGACGGTTGCGTCACGGTGGCCCGCGTAGGTCTGGACCCCCTCCTCAGACAGATCACCTTCCAGCACGCCCTGCCGCGGCGCGGTGCCGACCCGAAGCGTGATGTACGGCAGCTTGGGGCGAGGGCCGTTCTGATTCGCGAAGATCACCTGCAGCTGCGTGGCCTGGCTGATCAGGGCGAGAATCTCGTCTTCGATCATGAGCCCTCCTCGGCCGTAGGCTTCAGCCTGACCGCCAGATAGCGGTAGTGGTCCACGCCGCGCATGCCAACGTTCCAATCGCTGCCGGCGGTGACCAGGTATCGATCGCCGCGATGAATGACGAGATCGCCGTTCTGCGCGGTATCGCCGGCCACCACCAGTTCGGTCCTGGTGTAGATCCGGATAGCCGACTCGACCCGCCGGCCCTCAGCGAGAGCTTGGAGCTGGTCGTAGTCGTCCTTTTTGGCCGGCTGGATGCTGGCCCGAACGGTCGTCTCCGACTCTTCCCCATCAACCCAGCGGCCTTTTACGTATCCACCGGCAGTCCGGGTGATACGCGGGAGTGTTCGTTCGCCGAGCATCGCCATTAGGTCTTCTCCCAGCGGATGGCGTTGACCAGAACCCCGTCGTCTATAAGCGGCACATCGCTCCCCTTCACGTTGATAGTGGAGAGGGCGTTCGGCACCGCCCACGAGTTAGAGGCACGCACGTGCGCCCTCTGGTTGTTCTGCGCAAACTCACCAAGCTGCGCTAGACCCACATCTACCGGGGTGCCCCGCTCGATCAGCGTAGCGACGCGATCCATTGCCATCCCCAGCACCCTCTCATTCCTCTGTGCAAAGTCCCGGATGAAGGGCCGCGCAGGAATGGTCTCAGTGCCGAACTCGTTGTAGATGGCAATGTCCAGGATGCTGGTGCCTTGATGCGCCCCGGCATCGGACTGGATACCCACTTTCACGCCGTGGCCATCCAAGGCATGCACGTTGCGCACGAAGGCATCCAGCCCTTCGCTATTCGACCTCGTTACGGCGGACATCCGCAGCAACCTCCAACTACCGGACTGACGGTGATGGCACCCACGCGCGTGCAGATGTCATTGAGGGCCTTCCAGCGCCCGTAGTAGCCGGCGGGGTCAGAAACCCCGTCGGCGCCGGAGACGTCAGCGGTATAGGTGCGACTGAGGTCGCCGTCGGTCTGGGACTTCACCCCCACCGGGACGACCTCGCCGGCTTCATTCGCTGCCTTCACCTGCTCCCGGGCATAGAGCAGCCACGCTGCGTACAGCGCGACAGCTTCATCTGCCTTGGTCTTGGTCAGGCACGCGGGACGGTAGGCCTCCGCCAACGAGAGGGCCATTTCCTTCTCTTCCGGCGTGGCCGTCAGCCCCGGCGCAAGGAAGTCCAGGATCTCGATGACGGTGGCCATGGGTCAGGCGTCCTTCTGTTCGCCGTCGCCACCGGTGCCGGCCTTCTTCTCGGCCTCGGCGATGGCGTCCTTCAGCTTTTCGACGCCCCAGTTGCCGCCGACGTTCGGAATGCCCAGCTCCTTGGCGCGCGCGACCAGTGCCGCCTTGTCCTCGCCATCACCGCCGCCGGCCGTCGATGCCGAGCCGGCCGAAGCCAGCTGCAGAATCTCGGCCTTGACCAGCTTTTCGAGGTTGGGGGTCGGCTTTGCGTCGAAGGTCGCGCCCGGGGCAATGACCTTGCCGGCGTGCACGTGGGCACCGACGGAATTGTTCTTGTAGGTAGCCATCAGAGCACCGCCTTGGTGAATGCCAGGGGATAGAAGACCGACACGCCCGCGCTGCGGGCCATGCAGGGCACGACCAGCTCCAGGTTGCGCGGCTGGGCCGGCAGCTGGTTGAACTGCATCGGGACGTCGTGGGTGATGTTGTCCGGGGCGAACTCGCCGGCGATGATCAGGTCATCCCCGCCCGGGCCTGCGCCGGTCAGCTCGGCCAGCTCCTCGAACACCAGCCCCGGGTGCTTGCGGCGGAAGAACTCGGCGACGGTCAGGCCGTTCGAATCCGGCAGGCGCTTGGAGCTGATGATCGACAGCGGCTCGGTCGCCATCGCGATCTTGTTGACCGTGTGCACGCCCTTGGACTGCACGCGGACCGCGTTGTAGATGAGGTCCAGGTCGGCGAGCATCACGTCGGCGTCGGTCGCCATGGTCCAGCCACCGGTGATGGTGGTGGTGCCGATGTTCGGGTGGTTGGTCAGGCCGAACAGGCCATAATCGGCATCGCCGACCATGCCGATCAGGTTGAGCTTGATTTCGATCGCCAGGCGCGCGGCGTTGGCCTTGCGGGTCGGCAGGTTGGCGCCGGTTGCGTTGGAGGCGATCAGCTCATTGACGTTGTAGCCGTAGCTGTCGCCGATGGTCTTGACCCGGATGGTCTTCTCGATGCGGCTCACGTCGGCGCGCGGCAGGTCATCGGCATAGTTCGCGATGACCTTGGCGATACCGACCGAGTCATACACCGAGTAGGTGATGGTTTCGGCCCATTCCGGGACGTCGCTGGACGGCGGGACGAGCGTCAGCCCCTTCATCGGGGGCAGCTGGCGGTCGTAGGTGCGGGTGCGGACGTAGTCGAGCTGGCGGGCGGTGAAAATCCCAGCGTCCTGCCGGATCAGATCGGCTCCGGAATTCTGCTGGAACTGTCCCACGGCAACGACATCGGCCTCGTCGTAGTGCAGATGAGTGGCGGGCATTGGGGTTTCCTAAAAAAGGAAGCCGCCCGTAGGCGGCTGAGAGAGAGAGGGGTTGCTGGACCGACCCTGTTACGGGGCGGCGGGAGCGGTGGCGAAGGGGTTGTGCAGCTCGACCAGCGCGACGTTGCTGGACACGCCAGCGGCGTCGGTCACAGCCACGATGCCGCTGCGGAAGACCGCATTGGGCAGCGCGGTGCCGGCGTTGGCCACACGGCCATCGGCGTTGAACGACACAGGGCCGTCCTCGGTGACCACGCCGCCCGGGGCGACCTGCGCCCAGACGTGGCCCCTGGTCATGACCGAGGCGCAGTCGTACTGCACGTAGCCAGCACCGGTGATGGTGTGGCTGTGCAGGCTGATGCCGCGCACCTTGGTGCCGGCGCCCGGGACCAGGACCTTGCTGGCGTTGGTGCCGGTGACCAGGCCAAGACCCAGCCCTGCGGCCCCCACCGGGAACGATTCGACACGGTCATCGCCCGCGTCGCCCTTCATGCCCGCAAATGCGCGGCTCTGATATTCCTCGTACATCGGTTCAGTCCTCGGTGGTCTCGCCGCTCGCGCGGGCGATCATGCGCTCACGCGCGGAACGGGCGTCCTGACGGACTTCCGGCTTGCCGCCAGCCGGCGGGGTGATCTCATTGCGCTGGTGCGCCACGGCGTCCTGGCGCTGGCCCTTGTCGGCGACGGCCAGATCGTAGGCCGCCTCGATGTAGCCTTCGGACTTGCCGGTCAGGTCGAAGCTGTCGCCGCGCACCTTCTTGATCACCGCGGTGCGGATCTCGGTGTCGGTGGCGTCCTGCTTAAATTCGGCGCCGACCTTGGTGGCGCTGTCTTCGAGCTTGAGGCGGGCCTTGGCTGCGATGGCAGCGTCCTGGCGGATCTTGTCGGCGGCCGCCTCGGCATCCTTCAGCTTGGCCTCGGCGGCGTCGGCGCGCGCGCGCTCCTTGTCGGCATCCGTCCGGGATGCGGTCAGGGCGTCCTGGGTGGCCTGGTACGCGTTGGCGACTTCGGGCGCCGCCTCGTAGGACAGGCCGCTATCCAAGCGAACTTGCACCATGTTCGTGGGCATGGGGTTGTCTTCCTCAGTTGTGTCGGCGTCTGCCGCATCGAGATTGAGCCGGGCGTTGCCCGCACGGCCACGGGGGACCAGAGCGATGTGATTCACCCTGATGTTTCGCTGCACGGCGTCGTAGCGCTCGCCGTTGATCTCGCCCGGGGTTTCGTCCAGGTCGAGCGTGTATCCGTTGCTCAGCTCCTTGGCGCCGGCATCGATCGCGGAGGTGTCGTAGATCATCAGATCGCCGAGCACATCGTTCCCGTCCGCCCTTCCCTCGCCGAGGCAAGCGCCGCAGGTATGGAGCTTGGCGTTCTTGGAGGTCACCAGCCCGGGATGGCCGATGGTGATCGGCTTGCCCTTGTAGCTGGCCAGAGAGTCGGCGTGGAACACCTCCTCCGGCGGCCGGTATTCGCGGCGGATGGAGCCATTGGGCTGGCGGTATTCGAAGATGCCCGTGCGCGTCAGGACTGCCGTGTCCTGCACGAAGCCCTCGGCCGTGCGAGTGGCTCGCAGCGGCATGCGGTCGAACCGCTGAACTGTTGGCATGGTTGATTCCTCAGTGAACGATCAGGGCGTTCAGGTCGTCCAGATCAGGCAGGACAGCCTCGGCGCTGCACCGGCACCGGATTGGCTGTCCGGGATGCCCGTCATCCGGCGGCGTGTCCCATCGATAGGTCCTGCCCTCGCGGGCGACGTGCTCGGAGCGCTCGCGTCCGTCCAGAACACCACGCCAGCGGTACTCCTCGACGCCGATGCCCTGCTGCCGAGCCTGGGTGATGTCCCCGTTCAACTTGCCGATCTGGTCCCGCGCTATCAGCTCAGCGCGACCTTTCGTGACCTCGCCGGTCTTTCTCACCAGCGCGGCCACGTCGCGAAGACTCCTTCCGGATTGCACCGCCGCAGTCACCTGGCCGCGCAACTGATCGACGTACCTCGTCGGCAGCGACTTGATCAGCTCCAGGTTCTCGGCCTCCCAGACGCTCAGCATGCCCCGCAGCTCGGGATCGGCGGTCAGCACGTTGACGCCGTAGGCAGAACGCAGGACGCCGTGGAACTGCTGCTTGTTGAAGCTGGTCGTCCGCCGGGCGAACTCGCTGATCAGCGGGCCGAGCACCTGATCCTGCACGGTAGAAAGGCCGGTTCCGGCTCGGAGCGCCTCCACCAGACCGTCATACCAGCCGAGGTCGATCGATGGATCGGCGACGTCGGCCCGGTATCCCAGCGCGCGTAGCACGGCGGGCTCGATGGCCTGCACGGCCTCGTCAGCGATCGCCACCAGGCGGCGGGTGTAGTCGCGCTCGACGCCGGCCGGGTACAGCCAGCGCCGCGCCTTGCCGGGCTTCTTCTTCATGTCTGCGCCGCATAGGTCTTGGCCGTGCCTGGCGTCGTGTCTTCGGGCTCACGGCCGAACAGGCCGCGCTGCTGGATGTATTCTTTTGCCTCGTCCTCGGACAGAGCACTCGTCCCGGTGATGGCCACCACCGCTTCCGCCTCGATCTTGAGGGTCTCGGCCTTGGTCTTGCCGATGTCGGCCAGCTCCTTCTGCGTGAGCTGCTTCAAGGGTGACCACACCACAGTCCAGTTGTTCGGCGCCTTGCCGGCCATCGTGTTCTGAGCGCAGATCAGGGAGATGATCCGCTCCAGCGCAGGCTGCATGCGCAGGCTGCGCAGCTGCTCGACCAGGTTGTAATACCCCTCGAAGTCGGCATCGCCGGTGGCGTTCTGACCGCCGGGCGAGCGCCCGAACAGCAGCGTCACGGGGATGCCGGACTCAGCCGACAGCGCGATCTGCATCTCCTGCAGGATCTGGTTGACCCCGCCGACGCTGGTGTCCCTGATGTCGTAGTCGTCATCGGCGTCAACGGCCACGCTGTTTCGAACACCGCGCGCCTGATCGACCATCGTCAGGCGCTTCTGGATCATTTCCTCCTGCTGCGCTTGGATGGCTTGGGCCATCCCCTTCATCTTGTGCACGGCCTGCTGCTTGCGCCGCAGGATCTCGCGCGCCAAGCCGACGCTATCGATGTAGTCGCGAATCCGCCGGAAAGCGCGGGCTGCGGCGGCACGGCCGCGCCACGGAATGCTGTCCTGCTTCATGGACGCCGGCATCGGGTCGCCCGGCACCTCCACCAAGCGTGACTCGTGAACCAGAACCTGCGTACCTGCGCCGCGTACCGACAGGCGGTATAGCTCCGGCTGGCCGTAGGTGACCTCGTTCGGATTGTTGTACGAGCGGTCGACCGAAAGGTCATCGATGTCGTAGACGCGTAGCTCGTGAATGGTGTCCAGGCGATCGATGTTCATCTGATCGCGCAGGAGCCCACCGTCGGCCACGATCAGCAGCAGGCACCCGCCCCCGCGCAGCCGGGCCCATCGTGCAGCGTCTGCCAGCAGGGGCAGCACCTTGAGGCGCTCGATCTCCGCGAGGATGACGCCGTCGGTGTCGCCTGTGATGGTGATGCCGCCCTTTACCGCGTTGTCCGCCGGCAGATCGACCACCCGCGCGGGCAGGCCGCCCTCGGCATACATGGCCGCGTCGCTCTGGCCGATCACGCTGGTGAGGGCGGCAATGGCGCCTGCACCCAGCACGGCATCCATGTAGCCGTCCTGGCGGAAGGTCGGAGTGTTCATTGAGCCTGCGCCATGAAGAGGGCCAGTGAGTCGTCCAGGGAGTTGAACGCGCGCGAACACGCATCCACCTGGTCGTCGTAGTGGCCGTTGGGGAACATCTTGAATTCGTTGAGCAGCGCCTCGTTCCACGGCGCCCGGAGCATCTTCACGTTGCCGGCGTTGACCTGGGCGGCGAAGCCGGCCGCACGTGTAGCCTTGTCCCCGCTCTCAAGCGAGAAGGTGGCCGGCACGCCGTATAGCTTGCGGCTCAAGTGCATGACCTGCGCCTTGCCTGCCTGTCCGGGGTCCTGCGGGATCGACTGGAGGACCATGTCGGCCTTGCCGGTGTTCCCGATCGCCGTCTCCACTTCGTCCGGACCCATCCGCTCGCGCAGGACGTCCGCGATGTAGATGACGCCGTCCTGACTGCGGCCCAGCTTGGCGCCTACGGTCCAGTCACCGCGCTTCATCTTCGCCTCGGTTCCAGCCAAGTCCCACCCGCGCACGAACTGCAGGCCGGCGGGAAGCGCATCCACCGTCTCGATCTTGGCGGTCTTGATGATCCCGCCGTCGCCCGGAGATGGCTGCTGCTGGTACTGCCCCGAGAAGACGTAGGGCATCGACTCGCGCATGCGGTTGAGGTCGGCGGCAGTGTGCTTCTCAGGCCACAGGGCCTCGCCGTCCTCCGACAGTGCCTCGAAGCAGACGTGCTCCCACACCTCACCATTGCCACCAGGTCGCGGCTCTTCGCCGGGCTTGCGGCCCAGCAGCCAACCGGCCAGATCCCGCTCGTGCAGGCGCTGCATGATCACGATGATCGGCGTGTCCGCGCTGTTCACGCGGGACTGCAGCGTGTTGTTGAACCAGTCCAGCACGCCTTGTCGGACCGTGTCGCTGTCGGCCTCGCCCGGCTTGTGCGGGTCATCGATGATGATTGCGCCGCCGAAGCCGGGCCGAGCCTTGCCCGCGCCAAAGCCGGTCACAGTGCCCTCGGCGCCGGTGGCATAGACCACTCCGCCCTTGGTTGTCCGCCAGTCGCCCTTGGCGCTGCTGTCCTTGCGCAGCTCGACCTCGGGGAAGATCTCCCCGTAGACATCGTGCTGGACCAGCTCCCGGGTGTTGGCGCTGTTGTTCAGGGCCAGCGGCGCGGCGTAGCTGATGTGGAT